TCAGCGCCGCCCCTTTCGCCAGTCGTCCCAGCGGGCGTAGATGGTAACACTGACGCCAATCAAGGCGACCGCGATGAACAGCCAGCGCATTGTATCGAGATACGGGATCAATGGCTGAAGGGCGGATTGGGTGTCGGTGACGGCTTGTTGCACGGCCTCGATGCCCGCCGCGCCGATGGTGGCAACACCGGCTGCCCCGCCGCCTTTCATGGTGCGCGATTCCGTCAGGCTTTCGCGCAGCTGCGGCGGTTCCGGAGCAAATCTCGAGCTGTGCGGCGGAAACGGATCACCCCACTGACGAGCGCGGCCTGTGTCGACGTGCATGAAATTCTGGCGGGGATAGAAGCCGAAGCCGGTGAAGTCGACGGCGCGGGCCGCAGCCTCAAAACTTACCGGATCATGATTGGCCATGGAAATGTCAAACGCCGCGCCCTGCAGGTGCATGGAGTGTTTAGCGCCGCCGACCTTGCGGTTATAGTCCGGACTGCGATAGGCGGAATGGACGATCAGCGGCACGCCGAGGCGGTCGCGCAGGGCCTGCAGCTTGTCGAGTGCTGGCTCGTTGATGCGGATCGTCCCGTCACCGCGACAGGCGATTTCCTCGGGGCTGAAGTCGGGCCAGCGCCAGAGATTTTCGGGCACGTCGCGCCAGTTGGCGTAATAGTGAGTGGTCATGATTTCCTCCAGAAATGAAAAACCCGCCGGTTGGCGGGTATGTGGTCGGGGATAAATTGTGTTGGCCTCAGCCGAACAGTTTCAGCTTCACAGCAATGCCCGCAATCAGGGCAAGCAGCAGGCCGGTGGTGATCAGGCGCACGATGGTTTGCCAGGCGGTGCGCCGCGCCATGCGCAGACTTTCAAGCAGCGTGCGCAGGTCATGGATGTCGATGGCGGCCTCGGGGCCGTCGAGGCCAACATCGGCCAAGGCACGGCGCGCACCCTGTTCGGCAGCGCGGGCCAGCATGGCTTCGAATTCATCCTCGGGTATGCGGACATAGCCCGCATCAAGTTTGGGCGGGGTCATGGGGGCTCCTTGTTCAAGTTGGTTCAGCCTATTTTCGCGCCCCAGAAGGACGTGTGGTCGGCTGCGCAATAGCCATCGGCAGCGCGGAAATACCCCTGCAGTTCGACCGTATCTCCGGCGCTGAGCGGCACCATGGTCTGCAGCCACAGCGCGGTGGCCAGCGATTTGTGGGTACCGGAAATCTCGCCAAACGACCCCTGGATCTCGGTCACGCCGTTCAGTACGAGCCGCCCACGCATGCGTGCCGAAGTGCTGGAATTCACCTTGTAGAGCAGTGTCGAGCCGAAAAGGTAGGTGCCGGCAATTGGTGCGGTGAACAGGTTGGTGGCTGCATCGAACGCACCCTGGTCGTTTGCCTCGATCGTGTTGATGCCGATCTTCGTCCAGGTAGCGAGGCCGACGTAGTTGTCGTAATTCGTATTGGCCTTGAAACGCGGACGTCGGGGTTCCTCGAGGATGCCGGTGGCGCGATCGATGGTGAGCGCATCAAACCAGGCCGCACCGTCCGGGCTGACTTTCAGGGTGATGTCATCGGAGCCGACCAAGCCGAGTTCGGCCCGGGCGGAAAATCCAGACTGGAACAGGAACGACAGGACACCCGCGGCATTTTCCTTGTTGAGGGTGTAGCGCAGATCACCATTGCCGCCTTCGGCCGCCGTCAGCGCGGTCCAGAGCGCGGCGTTGAGCTTGGCGGCGAAAGGGTTGGCGGCATCGGCGGTGGTTCCAAGGCCGAGCCGGGTCAGGTTCTGCAGCGCATCCGGTGTCACACCGATCCAGGTTGTCCCGTCGAATACGAGAAGCAATCCTTCGTCCTCGATCCAAAGCCGCCAGCCGACCTGCGGGATAAGGCGCAACCATGCCCCCCCGGAAAACAGCGCGAGATCGCCGTCCCAACCGGCCCAGGCACCTGTTGCCCCAGCGGCGACAAGGTAACGATCACCCTCGGCGGGGCTGCCCGGCGGCGATGCAAGATCCCGGTCCAGAACCGAAAGCTGCACCAGCCCATCCAGTTGAGATAGCGCCTCATTGACGGCGACATGTTTCTGGGCCTGCGCGGCCGCCAGATACGGCAAGGACAGGTTCGGGGTGTTGGTCATAGGCTTTCCTTGATGGTGATGGTCTCAAAATACGGCACACCCCGACCGAGTGCCCCGATCTGGGTGATCCGGATCGAGAGGCCGCTGACCGGCCCGCCGAAATCGGTCCCCTGCATGGCGGCAGTGTAGGCGAAGGCGGGGGTGGCAACGGTCAAGGATCGCTTGACATTTGCGCCGGACAGGATTTCCAGATCGTAGGCCTCGGAGGCTTCCGACACCGGCACATCGGTCAGCACCCAGCTATCGGCCGACAGCGAGCGGTCGCACCGCAACCAGCGCAAAGCGAGATCCCCGTTTGCCTCTCGTCGCATCCGCAATTGCGCCGGTGCAAAAGGCATGAGGCCGCGCCCGTTCGGGGTGAAGCTCCGCGCCTGCATGATGGCATCGCTTGGTGCCGCGCTGGCCGGACCGATACGCCAGTTCCATGGCAGGCCGAGATCTGCCTCGGAAATCGAAAGCGGCTGGAGGCCCGATCCCAACACCACGACCCGCGCTCCGGTTGGTGCGGGGTAGCCCATAGCATCGCCGGTGCCACGCTGGCCGCGCAGCAGGCGGGTCAGGCGGTAACGGCCCATGGAAACCAGTTCCGCATTGCCGAACTGGATAACTTCCCAGAAGTCGGGTGTGCTTTCCACAGCCAGCGCATTGGCCCCGGCGAACAATTCCATATCGGTAACACTGGTCAGCGTGCCGGATGAAAGATCGACCAGCAGTTCGCTGCCATGATCGAACCGGTTGAGAGGACCGGCCGGCAGATCGGCAACCAGCGCGCCGATCTGAGCCGCTTGGCCAATGGTGTCCAGCAGGGTGAAACCCGAGGTGTCCGCACTTCGCCAAACGGCGGCCGTGCCATACCATGGTTTGGCAAACACCGCCGCATAGGGCCGGTGTGCGGGAACCGCGTCGGTGATTTGCGGCAGGTCCAGCAGGGCAATTTCGGCTGGGCCGTAAACGGTTGCTCCCGGCAGGTTCGCCGCACGATATTGCCCGGGCGGCAGATCGTAAATTATGGCATCCGTCCGGATCGCCTCGATGGCCCGCGCCCCTGTGTCGCCGATGCGGGTGATACGATAGTCGATCAGCCGCCCGTCATTATTCAGGCTGACCACGTCCCCGGGATCGAGGGACAGGCGGGAGGGTGGAAGCTTGGCCGCCAGGGTCTCGCGCCCGATCCAGCTTTCCATCAGGGCACGGCGGCAACGCCGGTCGGCCTCTTCCAGCGATACGGCCAAGGGGAAGCTTTCCGAGGCCACGCGGGCGGCTTGAACTGTGACACGGCGGGCCTCGACCGTGGCGGCATCGTATTCCTCGTCGGGGCGCACCATCTGCCATTTGAGCGCTTGCGGCAGTTCGGTTTCCTGCCCGCGGGTTAGTTCCATCACCTCTCCAGCACCGGCCACCAGGTCATCTGGATCGATTGTGGACACCGCCTGCTGTCCGCGCAGGGCAAACCGGATGATCCCGCCACTCTCCACCGCATCAAAACCGAAATGCCGTGCCAAGGTTGAGATCGAGGCGCGCGGGCTTTCGAGAGCAGAAATAACAAACCCCGGCACGGTATCCGACAATTCACTCACGTCGATCAGGGTATCATCCAGCCCCGCACGGCGACAAAGCTCGCGCACCAGAGCGCCAAGTCCGACCGCCCCCAAACGCCCGTTCAGCCAATGCCCCAACCGCCAGTTGGGCGCATCGGCCCAGATATCCTCGCGGGCGGGAAAATCCGGATAGGGCCGCGCGTCCCATGTCCAGACAGCCGCTTCACCCATGTCGATCATCGGGGCGGCGTAAATGCTGCTGGTGGGGTTGTTGGCCGCGTAATTCCAATATCCCAGCATCGCCTCGATATAGCGCCGCTGGATCGCTTCGTCCTGCCAGCCTCGCGAAAAGTATGGCAAGGCGCTCTCGGCCGACTTCGGGTCGTAAAACACGTTCGGCTGGTTGGTGCCGCGATCGACCGCCGGACAGCCGAGCTCGGTGAAGCGGATCGGTTTTGATTGCGGCACCCAGCCGGTGGTGGATTGCCCAACCGGCAAGACCTCGACGCCGAATACAACAATATCCTGCCCTGTGCTCGCCGAGCGCGGACCGATCCGGAACCCAGCCGAGCCCGACAGGCCGACTGTCACGTCCATCGCCAGTTTCCACTGGCCGGGAGATAGCTCGGTCGCCGTCGCCTGATTGATCGTGTGTGCCCCGGGCGCTGTGCTGTTCCAGCCACCGATGGCCCCGAAGAACGAGGCGTGCTCAACGCCACTGCCCAGGGAAAGATAAATGGCGAATTCGCCGGAGGTTCCGGCGACCACATAGGCCGTGAACTGTACGCGCTCCCCTGCCGTGAGTGAGTGATAGCCCGGCGTTGCGCCGTGCCATGTGGCCCCGTCGGAGGCGATGCGCGCGGGTGTGGTGAACGGGCCAAAGGAGCCGGACGCGGCGGTGATCGCAACCGTGGCGGGGGTTGGCGCATAGCTGACGACATCGGCGGCGTTGGCAAAGTAGCCGGTGCGCACGCCGCCTGGCCGGTCGTGATGGGGTTGGGACCACCAGTTGCGGATGTCCTTGGGGCGAAATACCCAGGGAGCGCCATAGAACCCGTCCGAGATCGGCGATCGAACCTGAGACTGGCGATCCGCGACCGAGGCATAGAACCACTCGAACCCTTCACCACCTTCAATATTGCTGCGCAGATAGTCGAGATCGCGGATTGAATTCCACCCAGCCTGCGCATCAAGGTGATCGAACCCGTCGCGCCAATCGGACATTGGCAGGTAATTGTCGATGCCGATGAAATGGATGTTTGGGTCTGACCAGAGCGGGTCGAGATGGTAGAACAAATCACCGGAGCCGTCCGCTGGCTGGTGCCCGAAATATTCCGACCAGTCGGCGGCGTAGCTGATGGCGGTGTTGGCTCCAAGAGGTGGCGCGCCGTCCCCTGGTGAAAGACCGTTTAGAATACCCGCAACATCACCGGCCAGTTGTTTAAGGGCAGTGACGACCGGATAGCTGGTCGCACCATTCGCAATGGTTGCCCCATCCCGAATTGTGGTCAACCCGCGCAGTTCCGAGCCAATCAGGAAGGTATCCACCCCGCCAGCCGTTGCGCAGAGATGGGCGTAATGCAGGATCATCCGGCGATAGCCCCAATCAGAACCGCCGGTCCAGGAGACAATTTCGCCGCTGACGGCAAAATCCGCAACCTGTGCATTGCCCATAAACGAAGATACCTGCGCACCAGCACTGGCGGTCTTGTCCACCGTCCCGACATAGCCCGTCGCCGGAGAACAAGTGATCCGCCCGCGCCAGGGATAGGTGTTTTGGCCGTTGGCCGCGGCATTGTCGGAATACGGATCGGGTAAAGTATTGCCCACCGGAATGTCCATCAGCAGGAACGGATAGAAGGTAACCCGCAGGCCTCGTGCCTTGATCTCCTGAATGGCCTGCACCACGGCAAAATCTGCCGGCGTGCCGCCATAGGCCGTGCGGCCGGTTGTATCGAGGCTGACCACATGGGCCGCCGAACGCGCTACGCCATTCACCGCCCAGCTCTTTGGCGTTGTCACCTTGGTGGTGTTTTCGACGCCGGGTACGATCTGACAGTTTCCAGCGCGCAGGTCGGTGCCGAACCAGCTGACCACGAGGCTGATGCTCTCGATGTTCGGTGCGGCGGCCTGCAACTGGTCCAGCGCCGCGATGATATCGGGCACGGCGTTGGTGGTGTGCACATTCTCGGAGGCGGTGTTGCCACCGGAGCCGCGCGAAATGGCTTCGGTGGCATAGACAAACTCGCCGGTGCCGGGGATCAGGGTGACGGCGCGGATCATGCCCTCGGCGGTATCGGGCTCGATGACGGGGCGGAACACCTCGAAGGACAGCTGCGGGATACGATTGCCGAATTGCTCAAGCGGCAATTCCTCGAACATTACGTAAGCCGTGCCACGATAGGCTGGGGCGTTTCCGACACCCATTTTAGATTCAATGAAGGTATCCGGCTGCTGGGTTTCTTCACCCTTATAAATCCGCCATGTCACGTCCTTCAGATCGAGTGGTTTGCCATCGGCCCAAATACGCCCGATCCCGGTGATGGGTCCCTCGCACAGGGCAACCGCGAAGGACGCGGAATAGAGATAGGCCGTGGTCGTAACCTTCGGCCCGCCACCCTTGCCGCCACCTTGGGTGGTGGTGTTTACCGTCTCGGTGAAATCCGTCGCCCAGATGATATTGCCGCCGATGCGCATCCGGCCATAAATGCGCGGGATCACCGCCCCCTCGGTCGAGGTTGTCAGGGTCGGGTTTTCCAGCCGCTGGCCTTCGATCCGCTGCCCGGGCGCGAGCGAGGAAACAATCCAGCTGTCGATCATCGACCCCGCAAACGAGCCGATCGCGCCGCCGATGGTAGCGGCCGACACACCAAGGATGGCCCCGCCGATGCTGCCACCGATCGCTGCACCGGCCGAGGCCAGAAGAATGGATGCCATTTTTTAAAGGGTCTTTCGTTTGACGGGTTCGGGGAAGCGAAAAGCGAAGGCGATCCGGCGCTGCCAGGCGGGTGTCAGATGTTCCTCGATCACACCGGTGCGCTCATAGGCATGAATGAAGCGGCGGGAGCGCTCACTACGGTGCGTGCCGGACAGAATGCCGCAATGCTTTGCGATGGCCCGCACGCGCATGCGAAACAGGACGACGTCGCCGGTGCGGGCCTCCGCAACATCCAGTTCCTGCATTGCTGCCCGTGCGGCCTCGGCCAACACCTCGACCGGACCTATCTCGCCCCAATCGCGGGAATATGGCGGCACCGGCATCGGTTCTGGGCCGACGACATCGCGCCAAACACCGCGCAACAACCCGAGACAGTCGCAACCCACACCGCGCACCGAAGCCTGATCGTGATACGGTGTGCCAATCCAGCGGCGGGCGGCCTTGACGATGCGCGCCGGGGCGGTTCGGCTTCGGCTCATAACACCGATCCCGCGTTGGCATCACCCTTGGCGGCGTAGCGGATGATGGTGTCCTGCCCCGGGATATGCGGGAAACCCCGGAAGTTGGCTGCGTTGGCGAACTTGCCCTGACAGGTTTCGAACCGCTTGTCGCAACCGGCAAAGATGTCGAAGGTGTCATTGACCGCAACCGGTCGGATTGGAGCCTCAAGCAGGGTGATCTTCACATCCGCGCCTGCATTTGCGTGCGCCAGAACCTCAGCCTTGCGATCCGTATTGGCACCGGTCAGCCATTGCAGGGTGCCGAGCGCAAACCAGCCCTCGGCAAAACCCGAGAGGCCGAAAACCGCAAAGCCGCGATCGCCCGACAGCGAAACCACGGAGCCGGTCGCCTTGAAAGCGGCTGCATTCAGATCGACACCGCAACGCGCATCCCCCAATGCCGCGTCACAGCTCGCCTGAAACGTCCGCCCGATGGTTTGCCCCAGCACATGGGCGAGGCTGCGCATCTCGGCCACGAAATGCAGCCGCCCGCGCCGGACCTGACCAATGGCTCCGCGCCGCAGCAGGGCACGGCTGGCGGTAACGGCCCAGTTGACGCGCCAGATTTCCACCGCGGCGTTGTCCCAGCGGCCGTCGAGAATATCGGTCTCGGTGATGGTGGTCGAGGTCAGCACGCCTTCGGCTTCCTGCGCATCGACCGACAGATCGGAACCGGAGCGGATTTCCGAGGCGGTGAAACCGGATTCAGGTTCAAATGTTGTCCCGTCAAAGGTCAATGGTCGATCATGATCGGTAAAACCAAACACCGCCCCGTCGCTGCGGGTAAGCCGCCAGCACCAGGCCAGCATCGTGGTGCCACTATCGAGATGGGTTTGCAGGGATTGTGGGAATTGCTTCATCGGCGAACCTCGATCAAGGGAATGGATGTAATGGAGCCGAGACGCTCCAGATCATGGGTGACGTCGAGCTGGTCGGTGTCAAAGCGCACCGGAACATCGAATTCGAAACCGGCAGTTATGGCGATGCCCGTGGCCGGAGCGGTGGTAAGGGTAATCTGACCCGAGGTGCTATCCATGGACCAACCGGAGGCTTGCGCAACCCCATCCAGCGCGACCATGACGGTGCCCACCACCGGTTTTGTGATGGTGCGAGTCCATGTTTGCGCACCGGATGAATAGGCTTTCACCAGTTGGAATATGGTGGCCGCCCCGTCTCCCGTGCCAATCGCCTGATCTGTTGTGGATGGTGCAGCGGACGGCAAACAGGATTTATAGTCGCCCCAATCCTTCCAGCGGAACCCGTAGAGCCGCCCGTTGCGCGCTTCGAAAAACGCCACCACGGTGGCCAGATCATCCGCGCGGCGGATTCCATAGGCGGCATCATAGCGGCGGCGCGAATTGGCCCAGCTGGCATTGCGTTCCTCGTCGCCCGAGGCCAGTTCGACAATCTGGGTGCGCCGCTCAGGGCCGCCGCGCGCGCCACGGCTGATATTGTCGGGAAACCGGACCTCGTGAAACGCCATTTACATGCCTCTCCTTCCCATGGCGACAGCCCGGGCTATGTCGGCCGAGACCTGGGTGCGCGACTGGCGGAAGCTCTCCGCATCGCGGGTCTGGATATTGATGGTGATGTTTTGGGCGCTGCCAGTACCGTATTGGACCGCTTCACGCCGGTTCAGCACCCGTTCACCCTTTTGCAGGATGGCGGGCACCTCATCCGGTTTAAGGCCCGCCCATCCGCCACCATGCATGCGGGGCGCATTTGCAAAAGCCATAGCTGGCACCATTCTCTGCGGCGCGGACCCGCCGACCATGCCTCCGGCATGCAGAACCGGTGCGAAAATGCTACCGAGGCCACCCAGCGCGCCAGACAGGGCATTGGCTAGTGGGCCGAGGATAAACCGGCGAGCCGAAAGTTTCGCCATGTCAGCAAGCAGCGAGGTCACGAGTGAGCTAAAATCCAGTTTGCCGGTTTTGACGAATTCACCGATGGCGTTCTCGGCACTGGTGAAGGCGCCTACCAGTGCGTCCCCGATCCCTTTTCCGACATCGGCGGCTTTGGTGGCGTAATCCTTGAGGGAATCCGCAGCCATTTCCCATACGGTTTCGGCAACCTCGGCGGCTGCACGAGCCGCGCCACCGGCACCGGTGACCGCTTGCGACAGGACCGCAGCGGCGGTGGTGGTGCCCGCAAGGCCGCTCTCGCCATCCTCGGCGCTCGACTTCATCGCGTCGCGCAGGGCCTGCATGGAGGTAAGCGGCACGGTCGCGGCTTGTGCCATTTCGCGGGAGGACGCCACCAGCCCGTTGGCGGCGTTCCTTGCATCCTCTGCCGTGGCGGCCATTTCGTAATAGGCCGATCCGGCCATGATCGCGGCATTGCCAATGGCCAGCATGGCACTGTCCATGCCCGGAATATTGGATATCCCGCGCGTCATGGCGTGCAGAAAATCCGTCCATGTTTTCTGGATATTGGCCAGCATGGTCAGCCAGCCGGCCTTGATCCGCGCCCAGACCGACGAGAGCGCCGCGCCGAGGGATTTGCCGCCGAGCTTGATGCGCTCCCAGACCTCGATCGCCACATCCTTCAGCAAGCGCATGGCCTCGCCAAAACCACCGGCCCCTTTGACCAGACGCCCGAACCAGTAAATCAATTCTCCGGCACCAATGATCAGCGCGCCAATACCGGTGCGGATCAGGGCACCGCGCAGGGCGACCAGCGAGATCGACATCCCTTTGATCCCCAATGCCGCGCTGGCCAGCGCAATCGCCAGCTTGCCACCCAGCACGGCCGCGAAGGTGGCGGCAATGGTGGCGATTTCGCCAATATGGTTGAACAGACCCTTGATGGCGCGCCCGACCGGGCCGGTGGTTTTACCGATGGTGGCCATGGCATTGGCGATCGCTTCCAGCGCAGGCGCGGCTGCCACCGCCAGCTGGTTGGCAATCCCGCGCCACAGCAACCCCATGCGCGACAGCGCATCATTGGTGCGCTGGATCTGGGCGGCGTCCGATTCCGATACCGCCACCCCAAAATCTGCCACGTCCTGCGTGGCCTGGCGCAAGGTAGCGCTGTCGATACGGGTAAAGATCAGACCGGCACGCGACCCAAATATCTGTGAGGCCACAGCCGCTTGCTGGGCCGTGGGAATAAACTTGGCGATCGCGTCCTGAATGGCAGCCATTTTTTCATCGATCGGAAGCTTTGAAAGCTCAGCGGCGGAAAGGTTCAAGGCATCCAGTGCTTTCACCGCAGGACCTGTCCCCTGCGCCGCCTGGCTCAGACTTTTGGTCATCATGATCGTGGCCTGTTCAACCTCGCCCTGCGAGACTCCGGCCAGATCTGCCGCGCGCGCCAGCACCTGCATGCTCGCCGTTGTGGTGCGCAAGGATGCCGCCAGCTTGGCCTGCTCGTCGATGGTCTGCAGGCTGGAGCGCACCATGGCAATACCGGCCGCCACCGCAGCTGCCACCATGATCCCGGCGGCAATTTTGGCACGCCGTGCAAAGCGTGCGAGGCGCGCATTGGCGATCTCCATCTCGCGCGAAGCTTTTCCGAAACCTTTTTTTCCAGCCTCGCCAATGCCTTCAAACTCGGCTTTGACCTGCTTGCCGCCCACGGCCGCGAGGCGAACGGATACCCTCTTCTCAGCCATTGTTCTGATCCATCTGTTCGTTGATTTTACGCACCATCACCGCCTCTATGACGGGAAGCAGTTCAGCCGTGGCGACCCGACAAACACCAAGCGCCGAGGCCAGCGCCAGCGCCGCGCCCATGTCCCAACCGATTACGCTACCGCTCGGGGCAACGCGCAGCTGACCGCCAAGGCGGGCAACCAGCTCCCAGACCTGCCAGCCTTCTAATGTCCGTGGTTGATTCAGGATTTGCGGGCAGTCTGGGCACTTGCTTTCACAGGCTCCGCAATATCCATCGCCCCCGCCGAAGACCCACTCGGCAAGGGCGCAGAGGCGTTTTTTTCCACGTCCAGCACCAGACCTTTGGCGACATATTTGGCCTGAAATGCCTCGAATAGCGGCCAGACATCCAGCAGGGCGTCGATGCCTTCGGGGCTGACAGGAATGGTGTTGCCGTCGGCATCGCCCACCCCTTCCCAATCCAGCACCGCGTTGCGGGCCAGCGCCTTGGCAAAAACCAGCGCGCTGGCCTCGTCGGTGGCATCTTCCGGCAAAGTGGCCACCGCCGGATCATTGCGCTAGACCACCATCATGGCTGTGGTCAGGGGGTGCAGATACAGGCGAACACCGTGGCCAAGATCGAGCCACGCGGGTTCATTTGAAAGATCAAGACGGATCATGTTGTTCCTCAGTAGGTTGCGATATCGTTGACAAGGGTGATGGTGCACATCTGCCCGGCACTGGCGTCATAGGCCGCCTGCCAGTCAAAGCTGGCCTGCACCCCCTGCGGCCCCTGGATTTCGATGCGCGGGCGCGGCAGATAGACCGCATGGGCGGTGAAGGTGAGACTCTCGCCGCTGCCAAGGCTGTAGGCGAATTCCAGTTCGGCAGGCGTGCCATTCATCGCCTGGGTCATCAGCACCTGATCTGCAAACCGCACATCCATCTTGCCGGTCAGTGCAGCGATAGACGGATCGGCCCCGTCGATGCGCCCGTCCGAGCGGATGGTCTCGATCCGGTCGAGGTTATTGGCATATTGTATGTCGGCGGAAACGATACTGCCGAGGCTGGTGCCGTTGCGTTTGATCGAGCCGTTGAAATGACCGAACCGTTGCAGGGCCCAACCGGTCGGTGTTCCGGCGACTGACGACGTGGCCACCGTTTCGCCCTGCGCGATCAGCTTGGCACTGGAGGTCAGCAGGCCAGAGCGTTGCATCTGCCAGCCGATCTGGTCGAGCACACATCCGGAATACATGGCAAAGCGCGGCACCTCGGGCATGGCGGTCTCGATAGACATACTCGGCAGAGTCCAGTTGCCGGATGTAAACACATGCGTATACGGCCCTGTGCCGGTGGTGACCGGGTCGCCAAACGCCGCCTTCAGCCAGAAACCGAAGGCCTCCGCGTCGATCGGGACCACCACGTCGCCGTCTGCGGTCACCGCGTCCTTGATTGGAGCCAGCGGATCACGCCCATAGCCCAGCAATTCGGAGCCCAGCAGTAGTTGCTCTGCCCCCAGCGAAGTGCTGGCGAACGGCATCTGCATGTAGCCGCCAACCGGCGGGGTGCCATAAGTCGTCTCGAACGCAGCCGCCATCAGCGACCGCGCGCCTTGTGCGCGTGCCATAGTGTTTTCCTTTGTTTTATGGGGGTCAGTCCACGGGGGTCAGCCCAGCGGGTCGGCCGTGGTGTAGGTCAGAATGACGGGGACGATCGCCGCCTTCAGGCCCTCGGCCCCCTCAACCGGCAGATCGACCGGCTGCGGCGCTTCGGCCTCAATCCAGTCACAGAGGCCTCCGAGTGTGCGGTCGGTTGTGATTGCTGTGGCCAATTCTGCCAACAACACATCAAACGCGGCGTCGCGGTCAGCCGGAGTCTTGCCCTGCACGATCACCTCGACTTCAGCCCGATGCTCATAATGGTATTGTAACGGTGACAACGTCACCTCCGGTGTGCCGGGGTCACCATCGCGCAGGATCAGCAACCCGCCAGTCGGTATGCGTTCGGGCAGAATCGCGCCGCGCAGAACGGTTGCAGCGGACACGCTTTGCAGCGCCGCAAGCAGGGCCTGCAGGATAGTTTCTCGGGGAGTGGGCATGGGTTTGTCAGTCAGATGTAGTTACGGTTATTTCACTTAATTCTGTTATTTCACTTGTTATTGCGCGATTCATGTGCATATAGACAGATAAGAAAAGGGAGAGACCCGATGGCCAATACCGCTGAAAAACTTGGAACTAACAGTCTCATGGATCGGCTTCCGACAGCCGAGGAAATCGACAGTGCCGCCCATGCCGCCACCGCCATTGCCGTGGCAATGGAGCTGGACGGTGGCCTCAAGATTTCCGGCGAAAACGGTGATCCGGTCAAGATCGCCCCTGCGGTTGGCGAGCTGATCATCGAGTTGCTCGGCCATGTCAGCAACGGCAACATGGTGACGCTGGTTCCCGTGGGCACCATGCTGACCACCCAGCAGGCGGCTGATATGCTGAATGTATCGCGGCCCTATCTGACCGGACTTCTGAAGAAAGGCGAGATCGCCTTCGAGGACGTCGGCAAGCACCGGCGGGTGCCGTTAAAAGCCCTGATGGAATACAAGGAAAACAAGGCGCGCCGACAGGAAGAAACCCTGCGTGAACTGTCTCGGCTTGGTCAGGAATATGATCGGGCATGAGCTTTGTTGCCAATCCGTTTGTTGTCATTCTTGATGCCAATGTCCTCTATCCGTTCAGAACGCGCGATGTGCTGTTCAGCTTTGCACAGGCCGGTTTGTTCAGAGCGCGCTTCACCGACGAAATTCTTGATGAATGGACGCGCAACCTAATCAAGAACAAACCGCAGCTCGAAGACAGCGTTCGCCGGCAAGAAACCGCAATTCGCGACGTATTCGGTGAATGCCTTGTCACCGGATACGCGCCCCTGATACCGGGTCTTAACCTTCCTGATGAAAATGACCGCCACGTGCTGGCGGCTTCCATCAAGTGCTCCGCCCAGATTATCGTAACGGAAAACCACAAGGATTTCCCGGCCGACACGCTCGGGGAATATGGCCTTGAAACACTCGGAGCCGATGATTTTCTGGCCAACACCTATGATCTGTTTCCCAAGAGCGGCGTGCGGGTGCTGAAACAGGTCCGGCAGCGCTATGACAATCCGCCATTTACGCGGTCAGAATTCCTGATGGACCTGATCAAGAGCGGCATGCCGAAACTGGCGGCATTGGCGCGAGCCGATATCGAGTATTTGTAACCTACCGCGAAACGCGCTTACCGCTCCACCCATTTCTCCACTATCAACCTCGGCACCGCCCCCGCAACCTTTTCAGCATCCCGCGCCAGATCGAGCCGTTTGCGCAGCTTCACCTGCGGCACCAGCAGGAAGATCGGTGCGGTGACTTGCCCGCGCCCGGTCTTGGAACGCGAGGCCACCGCTGTGCCGCGCGTATTGATCCGAGCTTTCTCGGCCACCAGAAGGCTCGGCCCGCCCCTTCGGTAGATGAACCGCAACCGCATGCCCCGACGCTGCTCCCATTCCCCCGGTGTCAGGCGTGCGCCGCCACGACCCTTACCGGCGGCTTCGGTGGGGATGGCCAGATAGAAGCCGTTCTTTGAGCGGATCAGCACGCCCTTGTCATGGGCGTGGATGATCTTCGGGGCCTTGGACCAGATGAAGGCAGCGGCATCCAGACTTTCACCTCGTTCCGGATATGTCTTGTTGCGGATGCTGCGCGCCAGCCGTTGCCCGAGACCGGCGCCGGTAATTTGGCCGCGCCAGTCGGCCTTCAGATCACTGCCCGCCTGGCGCATGGCGGCCGTGACCGCCTTTTCACCTGCCAGAGTTTCCGCCTGCAACATCGCGGCGAGATCCGGATCGATGTCGAGTTTCAACTTCATGCCGGATGCACGTCGATAGTCCAGATCAAGCGTTCCGCATCGCGCATGGGCTCACCCTGAATGAGAAACGCCTCGCCACCGATTTCCAGCCGGTCCCCGGGGCGCGGGGTGGCGACCTCGCTCACGCGCAAATCAAACCGCTGGGTTTCCGACCAGAGCCTCGCCTCGCCAAAGCCGGTGATGTTGTCGGCACGGCGCGCCACCACGCGAACGAGGACGGGCGAACCGCCCCCGGCCGTGTAGATGGCATCCGTTGAGATATTGTCGTCCGCGAACAGCGCATCAATTGTTGCTTGAACAGCCAAACTCATGTTTATCCTATCCTTATGAGAGAAAACACATTTTCACCGAACCAATCTAAAAAGCAGGCAGTTCAGGCCCTTCGGGATGGATTGGCGCGCCTCAATCCCGCAATTGATCTCGACAGAAACGGCTACACCGCCTCGTTTTACGACAACCTTTTGCCTGCCGTGCTTCCCGAGGATTTTGAAGCTGACCTGCGACAGGGCGACGGCAACGAGCTGGAAACAAAATTCCGCGCCGCACATTCATCATCGGCCCTTGGCGTGAATTGTTTTGCCCCGTTTCGCAGCCAACTTGCCGACCTGACCATCCTTGGGCAGCAGGGGTTCGACAGCTTGCAGTTCGAAACTAAATGCCCGACCGGATTACGCGGCCGTCGTGCCCCCAATCTGGATCTTCTCCTGCAATCGGGTGATGAGGTTATCGGCATCGAATCCAAGTTGACCGAATACCTGACACGCCATCAGGCAAAGTTTTCACCTGCCTATGAGGCAGAAATTCAGGATCACCGCCGCGAACAGGGTTGGTTCCAGGAAATGCTGCGTTTGATGGATGACCCCCGCGCCTATGATTGGCTGAACGCCGCGCAGCTCATCAAACACGCTTTCGGGCTTGATCACAGCTATCCCGAAAAACCCGTAACATTGCTTTATCTTTACTGGGAGCCCGCCGAGGCCAGAGGGCACCCTGTTTTCGCAGAACACCGGCGCGAGATAGATGATTTTTCCAAACGCATATCCGGTTCAGGTCCTCAATTCAGGGCCATGAGCTATCCCGAACTATGGAATTCATGGCAGGACATGGCCCCGGATTGGCTGGTCGAACATCTTCGCAATCTGTCTACCCGCTACGGCGCAAAATTGTCCACGCAATAGCCTCGAACATTTGATGTTCATCAGGTCCGCCGTGCAGAGCGCAGAACCTGCGGGCGGGTGCAGATTGGCAGCGGGTTGCTTTCGATCTCGAGGCGCACCCATTCATCGCGGTCCCGGTCAGGGATGGAACGCGCATATAACGGCAGACCCAAGGTGTTGACCGTCTCGAACGTATCCGCCGGGGCGTAGTAGATTTCAAACAACCCCTCGACGCCTTCGGGATAGAAGAACGCCTTGTCGACCGGCACCCCGAAGGCGGCATTGCCGCGATAACGGCGGAAGTTGATGCCGCCAAAGCTAACCTCATCCGATACCCGGCTGCGCAGATCGGCGGCCGCGGCGGTGTTGAGGTAGGTCTCGCGCACCTCTTTGTGGGCCACGAGATCGGCAAAGAAGGCCGAGCCGCATTCAGCACGCAGCTGCACCGCACCGGTGGATAGCCCACCAAGGGTGTCCTCGACGCTTTCGATCAGCGCCTGGCAGCGTTTGCGCAGCGCACCGGAGCCGGGAGAGTTGTTATCGAGATCAAAATCCACCTCGGTTGCCGGGGTGATGGCGAACTCGGCGAAGTAGTCGATGACGGTGGCCCCATCCTTGGGGTCGAGCACCTTGCCCTGAATGCCGTTCAGCAGGTGGTATTCAAACGTCGCCTCGGCATCGGTGCGGAGACGGCGCAAACGACGGGCGACCTCGGCCTGTATTTGCTGGGTCTCGCTGTCAGCACCAAAGGCGCGGATGCCCTGGATTTCAGATGCCCAGAGCACATCCTGCTTTTTGAACTGGCGGCAAACAAACGCCCGCACGTCGCGGCGCTCGGGCACTTGCTGGTCATGGGCCGAGCCTCGTTCGGAAAACGGGATCAGCGATAGGGTGCCGTCGCGGGATTCAATCACGACGGTGCGGCTTCGCACGCCGCGATCGGAGAACTGGCCGGAGCCCGAGAGGGTTGCGGGCTTGAAGGGGATGTTTTCCAGCGCGCGGGTGAGTTCGATGACCGAAAAGGCATCGGTCTCGAAGATATCCATGGTGGCCATGGGTGGCCTCCTTTCGTAACGGAATTAGCGGGTGAGGATGCCGACAGCGGCAAGCGAAGTATGGGCGGCGGCGATTTCCGGTGCCGTCGGCGTGCCGATGAACACCAGATCATTGGCGTTGACGATGGCGGGGCCGCGCAGCAGCAGCACCGCATCCACATCGGCCGCGGTGGCGTCGGCCTTGCCCCAGAGCACGGCAACGGCGGTCTCGGTGCCATCGAGAGCAGCCGGATCATGAGCGGCGTATTTTCCCGATGCGGTGATTTTTCCCAGCACGGTGCCGGGTTCCAGAACCGGGTTGGCCCCGCCGGTGGCGATGGTGACGACCTCGCGGCAATAATCGCGCGCGGCCTCCCAGGTAATAAAGCCGCCTGCGTGGCGGGTTTCTGTCAAAGTGGTCATGATGTCTTATCCTTTGCGTTTGAAGGTGCGGGCGATCACGTCACCCCAGGGTTTCGCCTGAGGCGCGGGCCCCGGTTGCGGGTGGGTGGAGGAGATGTCGGGATCATCGGCCGCTCGGGCGTCGATAAGGGCCTTGCGGATATCGTCGAGGCTGGTTTCGGCGGACAGAAACGAGGCGGCCATCTGCGGTTGACCCGCGAGGCGGCATAGATCGACGACGGTTTTTGCGTAGGTCATAGCCTCGCTGCGGATGGTCGCGGGGGCAAGCTCGGGGTCGGTTTCGCCCACAAGGGAAGCATCCGGTTCAGGTTCAGGCTCCGGTTCCACCGCGACGGGTTCATCCTTTGCCTTCGCGGCCTCGATGATTTCCGGCGGCGCATTGCGGAACCGGCTCACATCGAAGCTGGCGGCCATTTTGACCGGCTCGGCCATGGTATCGGCAAAGCCCATGTCAAGCGCTTCGGCCGCGTCGAGCCATGTTTCCTTGGCCATGATGGCTGCGATCTCGTCCTCGGGCTTGCCGGATTTCGCCGCATAGCCGCGCAGCAGGCTGCCACCGATCTTGTCGAGCGCTTCGGCCATGGCGCGCATGTCGGCCGCCGTACCCATGACCATGCCGGAAGGATCATGGATCATCAGGAAGGCGTTTTCCGGCATGATGATCTCGTCACCCGCCATGGCAATGTAGGAGGCGGCCGACGCTGCAATGCCATCGATGGAAACGGTGACCGTGCCCGCGTGGCGTTGCAGGGCATTGTAGATCGCCACTGCATCGAACACCGAACCGCCCGGGCTGTTGAGCCGCAGGGTCAGCGGGGCCTTGTCTGGCAGCTTGCCAAGGTCGGCGAGAAACGCCTTGGCTGAGACGCCATAGGCACCGATTTCGTCATAGATCGAGATTTCCGCACCCTCGTTCAGGGCGCAGATCGAATACCAGTTTTTCATGGTGGTTCCTTTTTCTGTTAATTCTGTTCTTCGGGGTCAGCCGGTTTCACGGGCGTGGCCCGAGCGCCCTGGACCTCGCCGGGGCTGGTGCTGTAATGCAGGCCCAGAGCAGCAGCGCGCTTGGCATCCGCCGCATTCTCGCGATCGATTTCCTCGATGTCGTAACC